CAACGTACTTGTTGTACCCAGCGTCATTGCATCCGCAAGCGTAACAGTAATTCCAGTACCGTTAATTGAGATGGAGCCAAACGTTTTACCAGCACTTGTTACCGTGGCAGTACCGCTAATTGTGAGAATGCCCGTGTACGAAAAAGTCATACCCGCTACAAGCGTAATAGAGCCAGCCACGCCGAGTATCGCAGTACCCGCCAAAGTTCCAGTAAACCCAGTGCAAGTAATTGATTTGGCCGCAGCACCACTAGGCAGGCCAGAGCTTATGGTACAAGTTACAGCACCAGAAGCGCCATCAAAAAATACATCATCAGCAAGAGTAGGAATGGCTTGCCCCCCAGCACCACCAGAAGTCAGCGCCCATTTAGTACCCGCAGTAGCGTCCCATGCTGCTGTACCGCCCACCCAGTATCTATCCGCCATATTGACCCCTTATGCTTGGGTGGTTACGGCGACCACATCCCAACGGGTGTTGTTGGCGTTGTACACACATCCAACATACGTTGTTTTGTTTGCCGTTGTGGTGGTCGGCAAAGTGGTGCCAATCACGGTGTAGGTGGCATTCCAAGTGATAGCTCGGGCAGTACCGTTGTCGAGAATCCTGAACATCAGCTTGTTGCCATCCACAGGAGTTCCTGCGGGGGCATTGATCGTAAGCGCGTTGGCCAAGGCTGTGACGCCGTATTGGTCAGCAGCTTGGATGTCTGGCGTGAGAGTAGCCGGGGATGCTGACGACGACGCCCGAGGGTTTATGCGAGAGCTTGTGATTGCCCCAGAAGCAGCCATTGACAGGTTGCCGGGACCGCTAATACGCATTGTCTCCGACGTTGTGCCATTACCAAAAATTAAATTGTTGGAAGAACTTCCGGCGGAAGAGTTGAATAGTTTTATACCGTCGGAACTGTGCTGAACTTGCAGATATATGTTTTGTGAGCCGTCAAAGTGGGTAAAGTAAGCAGAATTTCCACTTGAGCCACCGCTGGTGGAGACACTCAATCGACCGGCACTTGAGGCTTGTGCGCCATAGACCCCCAGACCCGAAGAGTCTAGGTACATTCGTTCGGTGAAGGTGATGGCATTGCCTGCTGTGCCGGAGGGGGCGGTGAACCAAGAGTGAACCCCGGCATTTTGGTTGTAGCGAGATGCTAGATTAGTGTTGCAATAGATGTAGTTAGTGCCGTTGTAAAAAGCGTTTTGCAGCAATTCATAGTTTGCGCTGTTAATGCCCCAAATAGCGCCTCCAGTCTGTTGAATAGCGGGCTGAGACGCCCACGCACTCGGAGTAACCCCCAGACCGAGGTTGCCGGAGGAGTCGAGGCGCATCTTCTCGGTGTTGCCACCAGTTGAGAATTTAATGACTCCAGAAGCGTTGTCTGCCATGATCGACAGAAATCCATCGCTGTACAAGAATGAGTCACCAGCGGTCGTTGCGCCATACGAAGTTGCACCCTGCTTACCAATGGCGGTAACAGCCGCGTTCTGTACGTTGCCGATGCGAATAGTTGCGTCATTTGACGCAGACTCATACACATCCAAATTGGCCCCGGTTCCAGTTGTACGGCCAATCAGTAAATTCCCACTCGCATCCAGTGTCATTGCCTGAGTGAAGGTGATGGGGTCTCCTGCTGTGCCGGAGGCTGCGTTGAACCATTGGTGTTGACCAATTGTTTGCTGATATTGTGTTGCAGCGCCGGTGTTTATATAGGTGTACGCGCCCCCTGAATTGATAAAGGCGTTGTTTAACATCCCAACGCGGCGATCACCACTGGAGGGATCAAGGCCGAACAAAGCGCCAGAAGCAGCAAACTGAAACGCTTTGGTGCCAAAACTGGTGTACCAAGCACTCGGAGTAACCCCCAAGCCGAGGTTGCCGGAGGAGTCAAAGCGGCCATACTCGCTTGTGTACCCCTCAAAAATAAGCGCAGCGTTCGCGTTTCCAGCGTTGTTGAATGCACTGATCCGCATTTGATTTGCAGAAGTGCCGTTTTGAACCAAGAACTGCCCGTTGCCAGTCTTGATGTTAAAGATGCCAGACGGCGAACTCGTCCCAATACCCAGCCCTGTGCTGGTCAGGCGCATTTGTTCGGAGCCATTGATGGCATAAACAAAGGGCTTATCGCCATCGTTTGTGAAATACATTGACGCAGAAGCAGCATCAGCAACGATGCCAGCAATCTTTCCAGCAGCGCCACCAAAGAACTTTAAAGTCGGGCCAGTTCCGTCTGCGTACAAACTCATGTATTGGTCTGTAGCCGCAGCACGAACCACATTGAAGTTCGTCCCATCAAACGTCAGCGCAGACCCAGTGGTCAGGGTGTTAGTGGCGCTGGCATAAACCACGCCATTGAGGGTGTAAGAGGTCAGGCCGGTGCCGCCCGCAGCAACAGGCAGGGTGCCAGCTACAAGCGCAGATGCGCTCGTGGAGTACAGAGCGTTGTTTGCGCCAGCAAATGTGGTCAGGCCTGTACCACCGTAGCCAGACTGAATTGTGCCGCCTTGCCATGTGCCGTTTGAAATAACGGTTGTGCCCAAATCAAGAGCATTGGTGCCCCATGTGACCCCTTCAGGCAGGTAGCCGTGGATTTCCCATGTGCCACCAACAGTGGCATTTGATATGAGAACTGCATTAGCCGCCCCGCCCGTCGTAACCGTGCCAACAGTTGTGCCCGCATTGTTCTGGATGGTCAGCGTTCCGGTAGCGGCATTGTTGAACTGAAACGCAGTGGTGTCGGTCAGTGTGGTTGCATCAGGCAACCTGAATGTGTGGTTTCCAGTGCCCGTCAACAACTGATTAAAGTCTGACGCCGCCGTCAGCGTGGTCACACCGCCAGAAGCGGTAATGTTTTGCAAACCTTGATTGAGGCGGTTTACTGTGATGTTTTCATTGGCATCGCGCAGCACAACAGAGTTGGCCCCGGAAGAAGCCGTTACGCCCGTTCCGCCGTAAGCTACCCCGACAGTCGATCCCTGCCATGTGCCAGAGGATACTGTGCCCAGCGCAGAGACATTGCCGGTTTCATTTAAATTAACTGACCGGCCAGACGGGTACGTCACAAAGACGTTTACAGCGCCCGAGAAGGTCACCGCGTTACCAGAGTTGCTGGAAGCGTAAACCGTAGTGCGGTCCAGCGTCGGCCCAGTTGTGGAGTATGTGCCAACGCCCACCTCCCAATTGCCAGAAGCGTCAGTGGCCGAGTAGTAGGTTGTGTTTGTATTGCCGATAACGGCAAACGATTGGAACCCCGGCACCGCACCCGTAAGAGTGAAGCTTACGGTAGTATTCGCCGTGGCCGTCTCTTGGACACGGTTTGCAAGGACCAGAGCCATTTAAGACTCCTTTAAGAAGTTGCAGTGGTGCTGTAGGTAACGCTTACAGTGTCGCCTGCGGTGGTGACTTTGGCGGTGGCAAATGCGCCTGCGCTATACAGAGTACCTGCGGTGCTGCTTTGAGTACTGACAGCGCCAGCGCCGGTCACCAAGAAGCACCCGCCAACCGTGCCGCCCGCACCAGTGATGGTGTAGGTGATGGCCGCAGCAGCGCAAGTAGTCACATTCGACGGCGTGGTTCCAGTCGATGTAGAAGCAGTAAATACAGCCGTGCCGCGAACAGCAGAACCACCAACGGTGTAGTTGATGAACTCAGTCCATCCGCCATGAGAGGTCATGGTGTCAGCGGCGGCAAAGGTCGGGCTAGCACCAGAAATCAGGCCCAGAAACGGGCCAACAGTGGTGTAGGTGCCAGAAGTGCGAAGCAACGTATCAAGCATCAATTGCTTGCCGCCTTCGTTGACCAGATTGGGAAACTCGTCTTCCCATTTGATGTTGCCGTCAGCATCTCGGCAAACCACATGATAATGGCCCTCAATGCCAACCGACTCAGAGCCAGCCACATTGGATTGCATGGTCACTTCTGCATGATCGCCAAAATTTGAAAATTCTTTGGACATAATTGCTCCTTAATTGATGCGAATGATTGCGGAGTTACTGCTTGCAGCAGGAAACTGCACTTGAAATGTGGAGGTGGATGTTTTGTCAGATCCAAAATCTAAAACACAAACAGCACCGTTATCGCCTGCTTTGTAAATCAAAGCACCACGGGCCGTGATGGCTGCGTTCCAAGATACATTGTTAAAAGAAATGTAAGACACATCGTTGCTGGATGTGGGCGTTATAGATACTGTCAAAGGCTGGGCAGCATACCCAGAGGCCACAACTTCATTTTCAGATGTATACGCAGTTGTGTTTTCGTTTAAATTTGCATTTGCAGTATACAAAGCAATGTAAAACGTGTCTGAGGTGAAATTAAATCCACCATTAAGCAACTGCGTTTTAAACGTGTTTGTGGCTGTTTGGACTATTGCCATTTAAATCACCGGATTCCTGACTTGGCCATCTCGATAAGCATCCATACGCTGCTTACCATCACCCAGATTTTTAAGCAAAGCCATAGCCTGTGTGTACTGCTGTTGATACAGTTGCACCAAGTCTGGATCACCCTTCATGTACCTAATTGCTTCCATCATGGTGCCATTGAACAAAGCAGTTTCAAAGTTGTCGCCAAGCCAAGTGGTTCCTGTTGCATTAAAAACACTGTTTACTGTAAGAACAAACCCGCTTCCAGAGTTTCCCAAGTTGGAATTGCTTGCGCTAAGTGAATTGTTTGCAGCATAAAAACAACCACTCTTTGAAATAGTAACTGATGTGACGGCGTTGCCAGAAACAATAATATTAGCCGTTGCCGACGAACCACTGCCCCCAGTTAGGGGAACATCAAAATATGTCCCATTTGCGTATCCAGATCCGCCAGAAGAAATTGTTACTTGATTAATAGCTGCCTGAACAATTGATTCTGGCAAATAATAAAAATGCAGTTCTACGCCATATGCCTGATCTGGCGTTGGTCCCAAAATAAACGACAACTCATTTAGGCTGCCGTATGTAGGGCCAAAAATTGCATAGTGCTTTGGCAACCCTCTTGAACTAACAGATGAGGTTCCGGGATTTGGATATGCTTCTCGAATAAAGTTTACATCTTTATTAAGCAAATACAAATACTCTCCATTGGCCTTAATAACAGCCAATGAATATACCGACAAAAAATCATTTGGCGCAGAAAGATACGGGTTGCCAATAGAAAGATTACCAGTCATATTTTTTCTAAGACTGGCAAGCTGGACTGTGTTGTAAATGTTTTGCTCTGCGATACGAATCATCGCATTCATATCTACCGTGGAAAAAGTGTTCTCACAGTAATCTTGAACAGCGGTGACAAGTTCAGAGTAATTCATTTAAGCCTCATGCCATAGGACCGCGAGACATTGTGCCTTTTGTAGCGCAACCCGTTCCACGCATTTTAATGCCTGTAGTCTTTGGCTCAGGGTATGCATCCCGTGTCAAATTTCCGACAGACATTTTGACATTGTTTGGAGTAGCAGGTACACCACCTTGGTAACCAGCGTTCTTTAGATCAACACCAGTTTTTCCGGTCATGTCATGCGGCTGTGCGTACACAGATGCTGGGCCAACTTCTTTGCCCATTTTTTTCATACTGTATGCCATGATTAAATTCCGGTTTTGCGAACACTGCGAACAGTCTTCTTCTGGTTTGCTACTTTCGCCAAGCCGCGGCCCAGTTCACGCATCTGCATGTTGGTCTTGCCACCTTTGGCAAACTTGGTCATAGGCTTTCCGGGGTGCATGTTAGCTTCATGCTTGTGAACTGCTTTCTTTGCATCCATGATTAACTCCTTACGTTGTTGCGATTGTCACCGTACCAATCTGTACGGTCAATACCAAATAATTTGGTGTTAGTCCTGCATCGTCTGCACTAGCTCCACCAACCGGGTTCCATCCCCATTGAATGACTCGAGATCCATCTGTTGTAAAACCGTTATTGTTAACGCCAGCCTGTAAATAAGTAGTATCTCGACGAGGATTCCTAACAGCCTGTGGGTCATCCACAGGATACATACCTAGCTGCAGTTGAGGATGATCCGGTGACCAACACTCAGGGCAAACCTTATCATTGATACGCTTTGTCTTAACAATCTGCGTTGTCAATTTTTTCAACTTGAACTGGAACCCACAGATATCGCACATGGCGATACTGTGTTTGCCAGAAGCAAATCGATTAGACATTACGTGTACCCACCACCAATATATGCCTGTCTAGGAACAAACCTAACAGCAGCTTTCTCACGATCTTCACCGGCCGCTAGATTGAACTGCTCATCATATACAGCCTTCAGCATGTCAATTCTTGGCATCAACTCCGGAACCTTCATGGCAATGTGATAAGCCAATCCGGCCGCGCAGGCAGGTAGAAATCTAAAGTTCATGTCGCCAGTTTGAACGCCGCTACCAGCATCTTGCACACGGCGCATCCGCCAGTATGCAAATGTGTACGTTTGAGATCCATCAGGAACTGGCCAAACAGTAACGCATGGTAGATTGGGATTGTAAACAGTAGCGCCATTAGTATGGCTAGTAGCAGCAGTTCCATTTTGCCCCCTAAATACACCACCAAGCGTGTTACCAGTGATATAGCCGTAATAGATGTCCTCGCTATCAATGCGAATAAATCCACTAGAAGGGATGCTGTCTACAGAACTCAAAACAATCGTTGTTGTTGTTGCGTTAATTGTTCCATTCAACGTGGCATTTGCTGGAGCTACTTCTCCCGAAAGCCTTTGAACCCAAACCTGAATAGGACGAGCCTGCTGAATTTTGTTTGGAATCGTGGCGTAAGTAGAAACACTAATACGAGTGATCGTTAGATCTGCTTGGGTAGATGCTGTGTTTCCACCAGTGCGGATCACATGCTCCATCAGATCAATTGTGTCCAACGGCAAAGCATACGTACTTAGACCTTGAGTCAGGTTAAATGCACCCTGATCAATAGTCCACATGTTGATGCCGCGGTTTTGCCACTCAATGGTCATCAGGTTCATTGACCTACGCGCTGTACGCAAGTCATAACCAGTCCGCATCTCACGGCCAGCCCGCTCCCAAGCCTCCTCGGCAATCTCCGTGAAGTCTAGATTAAAGAGCGTTGAGCCGGTTGTTGTGGCCATTACTTGCTCCTTGCAGCCCGCATGTTATCAACCAAATTAGGATAGGGACGCCCAGCCCGCTTGGCACTTGCTTTCGCTTTGGCTTTATTGGCAGGGCTAAGTTTCTTGGGTTTTCCTAAATCTTTCGGCCGATCTTTGTCCCAAACTTCTCCACCCTCTGCATACTGCAAAAAAGATGTATCGTCCCTACGCTGTTTGCGTACTGGCTTTGGCATCTTGGATGGACTAATAGCACCCATACCACGACTAGCCATCATGGTTACACCATTTTGCCGCGTGTCTTACCACGCTTAGCGCAGCCATCAGCAGCACGTACATACCCGCCGTTGGCATAACCACCAGATGATTTACCCATAGAC